AGTTCTTTAAGACGGCCGAGTCAAGAAACATCTCATTCATTGTCATGTTTGTATAGAAGTTATTTTGGAAAGTGTTAAACGCAAGCACATCAAGCATCGCGCTCATGTTACTACCTTCAAAATTATAATCTTTAAATTGAGTCTGCGTTTGCAGAAATGTTTTTAACTGATCTTTTATCGAATCAAAATCGAGTTCAGTAATTGGAGTTTTTGGACTGGCCATCTTATCTTATCCTTTCTAAAATTAAATCGAGCGATATTGGACGATCGACATTTCGTATATAAAATTGTATTAGTACCCTAACTGTATTGTCATCATATTCAGTTGATGCTTCGACACTAATTATTTCTGCTCGTGGTTCGTATGTCTGAATTGTATTTTTAACACGGGTTTCTATCGTCTTTAATACGCCAGGTGTTATGTTCTCAAATAACAACCCACGTATTCCGCCACCAATAAATGGTTGCATAAGTCTTTCACCAGGATCTGTTAAAATCAGATTCTTTAAAGATTGTTTTACAGCGTCTTCGTCTTTTAATAGAGCTAAGTCTTTTGAAATAGGACTAATTCTTAGATCTTTATGAAAATCTGCATACAAATTCGGCTTTTTACTTATCGGTGTTTTACTAATTATCGTCATCTAGGTATATCTCTTATGTCTAAATGTATGTGCTTATCATATATTACAATGTATCTAAAACCAGCAGCAATAGCTCTGGTCTTAAATTCTTCAACTTTCTCATCACTATTTAAATTAAAGTTGTTCTGTATATCTATAACAAGCCCACTTAAGTGGCTGCTTTCAGGCGAACCTTTTATTTTATCGTTATATTCTTTATTAACCCAACCTTTGGTAATAACGATTTTCTCACCTAGCTTCGACTGCATCCTCGCAAGATAAACTTTTACATCTAAATCAAGATGAGTATAAGCAGGTAATCCTATACCATAATCATCTTCTTTAAAACTCTTTGCATCTGGATCTAAGCCAAACCTTGAATCTGTGCCCTTTAAAACAGCCATACAAGGCGGTAAGTCTTTATATTCTTGAGCAGTAATCTCTTTTACAACTATTGCATCTTCACCGGTAGGAGTTCTGAGTACTTGTCCAGAATCGCCTTCCCATACATCCCTTAGACTATTTATAGTCGCACGTCGCTCTTCTTCAGAAAATCTTACACCTCCGTTACGAATTGCTGTAGATGTATTCATATTTCCAATGGTTTGTAGTCTTTGTACTACTCTTTGATAACGATTACCGAAACTATCTAATGGATTTTTAATTTCTCTAATAAGAGCTTCAACGTTAGTAGCAAGTGCACAGAACCTATAAACTAAGAATTGTACTGTTTCTAAATCAACGTTTTCAAATAAACCTAATGCATAATCCATAAAGTTTTTAAGTTTATCTTTAAGCTTTTGTTTTTCCTTTTCTGTCATCTGATTACACATACGTTCTTTAAGTGTCATAACTCTTTTTGTATGCATACGGTTGACATTTGTTACAGCGTCTGATATAATACCTACAGGATCAAAGTTTTCAATAGCAGCCATAATGTCATTGAACGTTTCTACTATAACATTAATAATCTTAGTTCGTATTTCTTCAAGAAGCTTGTCGATAATCTCCTCTTGAATTAATGTTTTAAATCCATCATAGTCTCTTGGTATCTTATTATAAATTGCTATAGCGTCTTGGATTAATCCATCAACTACACCTATTAAATCATAGAACGCATCTATTTGATTAAAGATATTCTTTAGACTATTACAGAAACCGCCTAAAATACTTTCAGCAATACCGCCGTTATAATAATTGTTTAATTCTAAATTAAGCTTTGAAAGATTGTTTTGATTAATTAAACCATCAGCTGTGTAATTATATGCTTCCATGAAATCTGCAATTTCAAGGTTTGTAATATTTCCACGATCCCATCTTGCAGCTAAAGCATCACCAGCATTACTACCTATTCTATTGCGCCACGTAGTATTAATATAATCTACAGCAGTATAGAAATCATCTCCATATCTATTAACAGCAATTTTAATTGGATTCTTATCTGCTTCTTGTAATATATTTTTAGCAAGATCGTCTGCGAATTTATCAACAGCTGCTAGGGTATATTGTCCATTAACAGAGATTGGCTCTTGCGCAAGTCCTTGCCTATTAATAAATGTTTGATCTCTTGTATCCGTGCAACTAGCCATTGAAATCTCCATCTGCTGAATCATCTAAAGGTGAAATAAATCCAAGAGCGTAACCTAATGCAAAATAACCTTTTGACACAATTGTTTTTGCGTAGCTTGCTGGTTCTGGCATCTGAATACGAGGTAGTCCTAAACCACCACCTGGTAATGGATTAATACCTGTCAACACACTAAATGGTGAAGTTAATACTGCTGCAGCAAAGAGTGGTCCGTTTCCTGTAGGATAAGCCCAACCCGAAGTCACACCAGGTAATGGTGCAGCTACTGGAGTACTTATTGCAGCAGGAACTAATGCAGGTATAGTTACAGTTGGTGCTGCTATTGCTACTAACCGGCCGGCGCCAGGTGCACACGTACTTCCAGGTGAAGTACTAGTTGGTAATGGCGCTGCTAGTGCTGCTGTATTAACTGCACCGAAATTACCAGTTGTGGCTGATAGTGTTGTTGCTAATAGTGCAGCAGTGTTTACTGCTCCTGCGTTCCATATTCCACTGAATGAACCTGTCACAGATGTAAATTGACATGCTAACGCGTTAACACTAAATCCAGCAACACCAGCACCGCCTGATAAAGGTGTAGGTGGTATTAAACCAGCAGCATTATTAATAATATTAGAACCAGTTAAATGAATATCCATTGGAGTGGTTAATTTAATTGCTTTATTTGAATATATGTCAAACGTATTTAAAGCAGTATTTTTAATATTTAAAGCTACTGAATTGATTTGTTTTTCTGCTTCAATCTGTACTTCGTTTTTACCGAATATTGTAACTCTATCTGCATTACCTTCAAGCTTAATATTAGCACCACGCATATTGAAATGATTACCAACATTATAGAACGAACTACCGCCTATAGATAACTCATGTTCACCGTGAACGATTTGTTTATAATCGCCCATGATTTCTTCTGTTTTATTTCCCTTAACATAAACATGAGAATTACCGTTGATCGTAACTACATTATGAGCTGATGATTCGTGTTTAGTTCCTATAGTAACTTCGTAGCGATCGCCATCTGCACGTTCTTTAACTGAGCCAGTAGCGTCTATTTCAATATAAGAACCAGACATGTGATGTATATGAATTCTTTCTGCACCAGGAGTATCATCAATTTCTATACTATGGCGTGCTGTTTCTATAACACGGTTATGAGGATATTTTGCACCATATGCAGGTGGTGGTTCGTCCCACGTTAACTTTGAGTCTGCAATCTTTTGTTTTTCTATTGCGTTTGAAAATTGAGGTGTTAAATAAGTTGCGTCAAGATCTTCTGCTCTTCCTAATCGGCTCATTTGTGTCATACCAAAAGATTCGGGATCTAAACCCTGAGCTCTTAGTGGTGCGTCATCGCCAGGAACAACTCCCCATTTGTCTTTGTCTGGATCGTGCTTTTCAGTATACTGCGCTGGTATTAATCCCATTATCATTGGATGTTGTGCTTCATCACCATCTAAAAACATACCAAATACAAAACTATTTAATTTTGGGGGTGGATTGTTTGGTTCGTAATTACCAGCTACACATATAGCCCAAGGTAGTGCTGCAGTAGGAATTTCTTCATCTGTATTTTCACCGTGTACACCAAATGCGCGAACTTGAACACGGCCTTGTTTTGTTGGATCATCATTATTTTCAACCACACCAACAAACCACATTGGATTTGATATTCCCATTCCTCTACTCATTACTATACTCCTCCCTTGGTATCACTTGCTGCATCACTCCACCCAAATTTATATAAGCGCATTGCAGTTTGTAATTCCCCATCACCAATATTATTTTCAATAGCTATTATTAAATACCTTCCACTCAATTGTTTATTATTTTGTGATTGATTACCAGCTGTCATTTCTTTAATATTTAATTTAACAATATCACCAGCTTGAAGATCTAAGCGTCCTGTAGTTACAGCACTTATTTGTGTTGCAGCTGCGTGGAAAGCAAACATATTTCTTTTAGCTGCTAAATCTCTAAAATTAGTTTCAGGCCTAAATGCTCCTACTAAATTTCTATCAGTATATTCTCTAATAATCATCCACTGCTTTGCATTTTCTTTTGTAAATGTGTCAGTCATGAATTTTTCTGTATGAATATCTGATCCTAACGACGCAGTCTTACCACCAACATCTTTAAATTCTTTGTAATAATCTTTATAATGGTAATTAAATCTCTTTGCTGTTCTTTTTAAGATATCAACTTCCATTACAGTATTTGAATAAGCACCACCTGCTAATTCTGCTCCAACATTAACACGTTGGCCTTGCACAAAATTGCTTAATGTTTCTATTTGTTCTCTAGGTGCAGCACCGTCTAGTTCAACAAAAGGATTATAGGTTAGTGCCTTTGGTTTATTCGCGCGTCCGTAAGCATATAACCATTCATCACTTACAAAATAAAATCCTTTGTATGTTTCAAAGAATCTAAATAAAGATGATTTAGATCTACTAGATCCAAACGCTCTACGAGCAACAAAACCAATTGCTTCTGTTGGCATATAGTCAGGTATAGTAACAGTCATGTTATTATCCGACTCTTCGATATAAACTTTACGACCTTTGTCTGATTTTAAACTGAAAACTTTTGTATTTTCGGGTAATACTTCGCCTTCTGATGCAGTACTTGGTGTGATATTAAAAAATATCTGTGGTGAAGCTTTATTTAAATTTTTATCAGGGCCGTAATAGTTATTAAAAATGTCTTGTACTATTGTTGAAGCTTTTTTATTAGCGTATGATCTAATAACACTTCTTTTACCTGCTTCATAACTTGCTTTTGAGATCCAATGGAGTGTGTAACTAGCACCCTTTGTATCAGGAGTTGGTTCGACACCATCAATTTTATAAATTTGACATTCTAAACTAACTTCTGTTTGCAAGTCATAACAGTACATAGTTAATCTTAATACTTCTTCACCGCGTAGTGGAGCGTTCTGCAATAGACCAACATTATCTAAAATATCTATACTACCATTTAAAGAAAGTTGTTCAATGCTTTGGCTCATACGGAAATTACCAATCATAAGTGATACATCATACTCACGCTTATTTTCGCCGTCGTATGGTATCAACTTTGCGGTTTTTATTTCGCATCGCGATGGATTAAAAGCTTCATTAGCCATATATTTTATTCACTAATTGTATTAACGAATTCTTTTGTAATTTGAGGTAGAAAGTCTTTATCAAATAAGTATATTTCTTTCTTATTATCGTTAAGTGTTTCTTCGTACTCAAAAATACGGTATGGTTCCCATTCTTCGGGAATGATTCGTTTAATAATAATTTTCTGCCCTAGCTCTGTTCTCATAATGACTCTGTCTTCTCTACGAAGATAGATCGTACGAAACGATTCGGGCGCTAAAAGAATTTCGTCTACTGCTGCCATTTGTTATACCTTTTTCACATAGAAAATGATGTTATCGTCATTGCCTGGATCTCGTGTCCAATCAATCACGTCTTCTCCAACTTCACCAGATTCTTCTGTGTATTTTTCAACTATATAATCGTTGAATGTTTGTGGATCCATTGGCCATTCATGGTATGGATCAATTATGTTATTTGCCATATAAACAAGCCAGACATAATCAACTGACCCATAATAGAAGTGAGCTACCTCTTCAGCACGTTCTCCTTCTGAAACTGTATAAGGATAATAGATATATGGATTATTACTTAATGCACGAACAAAACTACTTCGGCGTGATATATCTCTTATTCTGCGGCCTTCATATTCTATAATTGGGAAGTTTTCAAAATATTTCATTATTGTTTTGCTCCGCCTGTTTTTGCTCCGCCGTCTAATGGATAATCATCGCGAGTATGTATTTGTACTTCGCTGAATGATATGCTTAATGTAACTGCAGCAGGAACACCACCTTTAATAATTTGCGGCATACCACCCCCTCCACCGTAATCAACAGTAACATTACTAATCATACATCTTTTAAACTGTTGGAAGTGTGACTCTTGTACGCCTAATAAGTTTAGAGTAACAATACTAGGATATTTTAAGAATGCTCTACCCAGAGATGGAACATTTTCAACTCCTTCTGTTTCGGGTAATGACTTATTCTTTAAGAATTGAACGATTTTTCGTATTTGTTCTGTGTCAGCTTTATTAGAAGGAAATAA